CCAAATCGCGAACACCATAGAAGAGCAGTTTGGTTCTCATTCAACAATGGAAAACACAAAGGTAGTTGAGCCCACTCTCACACTAGAGGAAGTAAGAGGAATCCTTGCTAACAAGTCTCGAGCCGGATTTACTTCTCAAATACGAGCTTTGCTTCAGAAGTATGGTTCGGATCGGTTATCTGGTGTTGATCCAGCCAATTACAAAGCGCTTCTTGCCGATGCGGAGGAACTAACCCATGCCACCTAAAGGACATGCCTTACTATCAGCATCGAGTTCAGAACGTTGGTTGTCTTGTCCACCCTCAGCACGACTTAATGATAATCAAGTTGAAGTAACCAGCGACTATGCAGCTGAAGGCACAGATGCCCATATGCTCTTCGAGCACAGATTGCAAGAAGCCTTAGGCATGGAGACCAGTGACCCAACAGAACATCTTAATTGGTATAACGAAGAGATGAACGATTATGCCGCCGAGTATGTTTCCTTCATCCTCGAGCAACTAGAAGTCACAAAACAGACGGATTCAACCCCTATTGTCCTGATTGAACAACGTGTCGATTTCTCCAAGTGGGTTGAATCGGGCTATGGGACGGCTGATTGCATCCTTGTGTCAAATGGGTTATTGCAAATCTACGATCTCAAATATGGTAGAGGCATTGAGATCTCAGCAGAAGATAATCCCCAGTTGAAGTGCTATGCACTAGGCGCATTAGAGCTCTTCGATGGCATCTTTGATATTGAGACGGTTCGCGTGGGTATTTACCAGCCAAGATTAAACAACATCAGCGTTTCTGAAGTTTCCAAAGAGGACCTCTATCAGTGGGCAATTGAAGTTCTCAAACCCACAGCAACTCTAGCATATGCAGGTGCGGGTGAATTCAAAAGCGGAAGCTGGTGCACCTTTTGCAAAGTCAAGAACACTTGCCGAGCTCGAGCAGAAGCGAATCTTGAACTGGCTCGAACCGAATTTGAACTTCCTCCCCTGCTCACAGACGAAGAAATCGAAGAAATCCTTTCTCGCTTAGATGACTTTATCACTTGGGCATCAGATATCAAGGAATATGCACTTCAACAAGCACTACGTGGTAAAGATTGGCACGGATGGAAGCTGGTCGAGGGTCGTTCCAATCGACGTTATACGAATGAGAATGCAGTTGCAGGCACCGTCCAGGAAGCAGGTTTCGATCCTTTCGAACATAAGGTCCTCGGTGTTACCGCGATGCAGAAGCTGCTAGGCAAAACTCGCTTCGATGAATTACTCTCGGCTTATATTGAAAAACCCTTAGGCAAACCCACTCTTGTTCCGGAAAGCGATAAGCGTCCGGTTATGAATACAGTCAAAAATGATTTTATGGAGGTATATGAAAATGAATAACAACGCCAATCAATCGATGAAAGTTATCACAGGGCCAAACACCCGATGGAGCTATGCCAATGTCTGGGAACCAAAAAGCATCAATGGTGGAACCCCGAAATACTCTGTCTCCCTCATCATTCCTAAAAGCGATACCAAGACCGTCGCCAAAATCAAATCAGCCATAGAAGCAGCATATCACGAAGGCGAAGCCAAGCTCAAAGGGAACGGTAAATCTACTCCTCCCCTAGCCACCTTAAAAACCCCTCTTCGAGATGGTGACTTGGAGCGACCAGATGATCCTGCCTATGCGAACTCCTATTTTATTAATGCCAATTCTGCTACTGCTCCGGGAATCGTCGATGCTGATCGCAATCCTATCCTTATTCGCTCGGAGATTTACTCAGGGGTGTTTGGCAGAGCCAGCATTACCCTATTTTCCTTTAATAGCAATGGGAATCGCGGAATAGCCTGCGGTCTTAACAATCTGCAAAAAATCCGAGATGGTGAACCCTTAGGTGGCAAAGCAAGCGCCGAATCAGATTTCACCACTGAAGAAGATGATGATTTCTTGGTGTAATAGGTACGGCAAAAAGGGTGGCGGATTTCTCTGCCACCCTACCTTATGTGTGAGGTAACTATATATGAAAACACTTAGCATAGATATCGAAACGTTCTCCAGTGTCAATCTTGTCAAATCAGGAGTTTATCGGTATGTGGAATCTCCTGATTTTGAGATTCTGTTGTTTGGTTATAGCAAGGATAATGAGCCGGTACAGATTGTAGATCTCATCTGCGGTGAGAAGTTGCCAAGCGAAATCATCGCTGCACTCAAAGATGAATCTGTTAAGAAATGGGCTTACAATGCCAACTTTGAACGTATATGCCTTTCGCGTTTTCTAGGGTTACCACAAGGTCAATACTTAAGTCCTTCTTCCTGGAAATGCTCCATGGTATGGGCAGCATCCTTGGGATTACCGCTATCACTAGAGGGAGTCGGCTCAGTTCTTAACCTAGAAAAACAGAAACTATCGGAAGGGAAAGAACTCATCCGTTACTTCTGTCTTCCCTGTTCGCCGACTCAAACAAACGGCCAAAGAACCAGAAATACTCCAACGCATGCACCAGATAAATGGGCAGCTTTTAAAAGTTACAATGCTAGAGATGTTGAAGTGGAGATGTCCATTCAGGAAAAGCTGACTAGATTTCCTGTGCCAGACAGTTTCTGGTCCGAATACCATCTTTCCGAAGAGATTAACGACAGAGGTGTGGCTCTGGACTTGGCCTTTGTTGCATCAGCTGTCCAGCTAGATAATCGCTCACGTTCAGAGCTAATGAATGCCGTGCAAACCTTAACCGATATTGAGAATCCAAACTCTGTGCTGCAGATGAAAGAATGGCTTTCAGAGAATGGACTTGAGACAGACACTCTTGGTAAAAAGGTCGTTGCTGATTTGCTTAAGACAGCACCACCCGAATTATCCAGAGTTCTATCCCTTCGGCAACAACTCGCAAAATCCTCGATAAAGAAGTATCAAGCCATGCAAAATTGTGTTTGTGAAGACGGTCGTGCACGTGGGATGTTTCAATTCTATGGTGCAAACCGAACCGGTCGCTGGGCAGGACGACTTATACAATTACAAAACCTGCCCCAGAACCATCTTCCGGATTTGGTTGAAGCTCGCTCACTCGTTCGCTGTGGCGATTATGAAGCGCTAGAAATGCTCTACGAAGATGTTCCCGATACCCTCTCTCAGGTCATACGAACAGCCTTCGTTCCTAAATCCAATTCAAAGTTCATCGTGGCCGACTTCAGTGCAATCGAGGCCCGTGTCATCGCCTGGCTTGCCAGGGAAAAATGGCGACAAGAGGTGTTTGCGAAAGGTGAAGATATCTACTGTGCCTCCGCATCGCAGATGTTCAACGTGCCAGTCGAGAAGCATGGCATTAACAGTCACCTTCGACAAAAAGGGAAAATAGCCGAACTGGCGCTTGGTTATGGCGGCTCATTTGGTGCCTTAAAGGCAATGGGTGCTCTGGATATGGGCTTGACCGAAGAGGAGCTACAGCCTTTGGTCACATCGTGGAGGCAATCCAATCCCAATATCGTCCAGTTTTGGTGGGATGTAGATCGCGCTGCTATGGAGGCTGTTCGGGAGAAAAGCAGCCGTATCACGCACGGAATCAAGTTCTACTATCAAAGCGCCATGCTGTTCATTGTGCTCCCATCCGGTAGACAACTCGCTTATGTGAAACCCCGTATCGGAGAAAACCAGTTCGGTGGTCAGTGCATAACCTACGAAGGCGTTGGTGGTACAAAAAAATGGGAGCGGCTAAACTCCTACGGCCCGAAATTCGTAGAAAACATCGTTCAAGCCACAGCCCGAGATCTATTATGCTATGCCATGCAGAATCTAAGTCAATTTCCCATTGTGATGCATGTCCATGATGAAATTGTCATTGAAGCTAAGCCACAAACCTCTCTACAAGATATCTGTGAGCGGATGAGCCAGACCCCCACCTGGGCAGCCGGTCTCGTCTTAAGAGCAGATGGTTATGAGACAAACTTTTATAAAAAAGACTGAGTCTTTTCGTTCAATTCACAACCTTAACTCCATTACATAGTAAGGGCTGTATACTGCCCAGATTGGAGGTTTCATGAACATCGATAAATACAACAAAGAAGGATACTATGATCCCACTCCCTATGAAGCATTAACAGAAATCGAGAAACGAGAACGGGCAATCCGATCATTTCGTCCCATCATCTATATCTGTTCACCGTATTCCGGAAATGTAGAGAAAAACGTAATAGCGACCCAAGGTTACTGTCGCTTTGCTGTGGATCAAGGATATATCCCCCTTGCACCCCACCTACTCTTTCCCCAGTTTCTTGACGATGACAATCCCAATGAGCGACAGCTTGGCCTATTCTTCGCCAATGCGCTCATGACAAAATGTGCAGAAGTCTGGGTGTTTGGTAGCACCATTTCTCATGGAATGCAAGAAGAGATCAAACGGGCTAAATGGAAGCATTTTCCTTTGCGCTACTTCACTGAAAACTGCGAGGAGGTACAGAAATGAATACATATACAGCTATACCGACTGAATATAAGGGCTATCGCTTCCGGTCAAGGCTTGAGGCACGATGGGCAGTGTTCTTCGACGCGTGCGAAGTAAAATGGGAATACGAGCCTGAGGGTTTTAAGCTCCCTAATGGTCAACTATATCTTCCTGACTTCTTACTTCACGGCTGTGCTGGGAGGAGTCCAAGTGATCTGTATGTTGAAGTCAAAGGGAAAATGACCGAAGCTGACGCCGAGAAGATACTTCAATTCAGCGGCCTAAAATACTTTGAGATTTGTGAAATTGTGAATCCTATTCTTGTCGTTGCTGGGATTCCTGACGGTGATTGTATCGATGATATTGATAATTTCTGTCAGGAAATGGGTTATAGAGGTTTTCCAGAAATCAAGGCTAGTATATATCCCTTTAACTTTGTGACCATAGACGGAGATTACTTCGTAGCCCATCCCGGTATCAACAAGAAAGGTCAATTTGAACTTTTTGGTGATGACAGCAGTTACACCTCTGATCGGGACGACCAAGCTACCTTGCATGCCTTTAAGCTGGCAAGGCAAGCACGATTTGAACACGGCGAACAGCCAGGAACATGGAGGAGCACTTATTATGCGTGAATTGAAGATTGCCCTCGGTAATTCCCGACAGGCTAAATTCTGGTCGAACAAGACCCTAACCTTTGAAGCGATCTGCGAGCGACTGAAAACACCGATTCGCACCACGGAAACGGTAGAGGAGTATACAAAGATGCCTAAGCCTAAGCGCGATGAAATCAAAGACAAGGGTGGCTTCGTCGGTGGTCATTTGCGTGACAATCTCCGTAAAGCAGGCAATGTGTCCTGCCGCTCTCTTTGGACACCAGACCTCGATAATGCTACCCCCGAGTTCGTTGCATTGCTGCCGAATAAGCTACATTTCAAATGTGCGGTTTACTCAACACACAGCCATACACCGGTAGCTCCTCGTCTCCGTATCGTCGCACCCTTCACCAGAGATATCTCCGCAGATGAATTCGTAGCAGTATCGCGCTATGTGGCTGCGGAGCTTGGCATGGATATGTTCGATGAGTGCTCGTTTATCCCCAACCAACTGATGTATTGGCCGACCTGTCCAGCCAATGGTGACTACCTTATCGAATTCGTGGATGGTGAATTACTCGACCCGGATAAGATTCTAGCAGCGCATCCGGATTGGCAAGACTGCTCGCTGCTACCAACCACATCGCGTGAAAGCAAAGTACATAAACCAAGTCAAAAACAGCAGGAAGACCCCCTATCAAAGTCCGGTGTCGTTGGAGCCTTCTGTCGCACCTATTCCATCACGGTAGCCATCGAAAAGTTTCTTTCAGACACTTATGCCCCATCAGTCATGGAAGGCCGCTACGACTACATCTCTGGAAAAAGCACAGCTGGCGTCGTTATTTACGACGATAAGTTTGCCTATAGCCACCATGCGACAGACCCTACTTGCGGAAAACTGCTTAATGCCTTTGATCTCGTTCGCATCCATAAATTCGGAGGTGACGATGAGAAAAAGTCATATCAGGCCATGACGGAATTTGCCTTACAGGATGAAAACGTCAAATTGTTATTAATCTCCGAACGACAAGCACAGGCAACCCATGATTTCTCAGCTGGTGATGGGGATACCGAGTGGCAGAAAAAGCTGCAATATGAACCTCGATCGACCACTCTTAAGAATAACCTGTATAATCTCACGCTGATCCTTCATAACGATGAAAACCTGAAATCGATCTGTTTCAACCAGCTCGCCGATGGCATGGAGATTACGGGTTCCGTGCCATGGAAGCATCCAGCACGGTTCTGGCGCGATGCTGACGATGCACAACTCATCTGTTATGTCGATGCGAACTATGGGTCCTTCTCCGCCCGAAACTATCAGGTTGCTGTTACCAAGGTAGTTGACGACCGTTCCTACCATCCTATTCGTGAGTATCTGAACTCGCTTCCACCTTGGGACGGTATCACGCGTGTCGAAAGCCTTCTCATCGATTATCTCGGAGCAGAAGACAATGCCTATACTCGTGCTGTAACCCGAAAAACGCTCTGCGCTGCAGTGGCAAGAGTGCAGCATCCCGGCATCAAATTCGACTATATTCTCGTGCTCAATGGTGATCAGGGTATTGGTAAATCCACCCTCATCGCTAAACTTGGTGGTGAATGGTATTCCGATAGTGTGAACCTCACAGATATGAACGACAAGACCGCTGCAGAAAAACTGCAGGGTTATTGGATCATCGAGATTGGCGAATTGGCCGGTATGAAGAAAGCCGACCTTGATAAAGTCAAAGCGTTCATCTCTCGTCAGGACGATAAGTATCGGGCCTCCTTTGGTCGCCGAGTCACACCACATCCGAGGCAATGTATCTTCTTTGGCACGACCAATTCTCAAAACGGATACCTCCGTGACATTACAGGCAATCGCAGATTCTGGACGGTCAAAACTCCCGGTACAAGTAAGATGAAGCCGTGGCAACTCACCCAAGAGGATGTCAACCAGATATGGGCTGAAGTGCTTGTGCTCGTAGAGCGCGGTGAAGATATCTATCTCGACCCGTATTTGGAAAAACTATCTCAAATCGAGCAGTCTGAAGCTATGGAACAGGATGATCGTGAAGGTCTAGTTATCTCCTACCTCAATCTTCTACTGCCGGAGAAATGGGATGAGATGGATATTTATACAAGGCAGGAATACATCCGTGATCCAGACAGTCCTACCCAACCGAAAGGTACGATTCTCCGCAGCAGCGTCAGCAATTTGGAGATCTGGTGTGAATGCTTTGGTAAAAGGAAAGAGGACATCAAGCCCTCCGACTCTTATGCGATAGCAGCCATCATGCTTCGCATCCCAGGTTGGCAAAAAGTTGACGAACGCAAGATACTACCCATCTATGGTAGGCAACGGTTGTATAAGCGTATCTAGGCATCTCTGGACAGCCTCTCAGAACAACACGCACAGCTTGTCCCTGTCCTAGAGACTGTCCAGAGCCAATTCCCTGTGAAAAGGGGTAAAAATGGCAGATTTGGACAAATGGACAACGATTTCTATATAGTACAAAAAAATAGAAATATTATATAAAAAGGAGCTCTGTCCGAGCGCATATACGCGCGTAGAGAAAATCTGGACCACTTGTCCGTGGAGGGAAAGCGATGAGAGAAAAACAAATCGAACAAAAACTAACGATGTCGGTTAAAGCGATGGGAGGTATTGCACCAAAGCTTGTGTGCCCGGGTTTTGACGGAATGCCTGACCGACTCGTACTTTTACCGGGAGGTCATATTGGCTTTGTGGAAGTCAAAGCACCCGGTAGAAAGCCTCTCCCCTTGCAGCTAGCAAGGCATAAGTTGCTCCTGCGACTTGGATTCCAAGTGTTTGTCCTAGATGACGAGAAGCAGATTGGAGGGGTTCTTGATGAAATCAATAAGATCTAAGGAGGTGATGCCAAATGAAGTTCATACCGCATGAGTATCAGAATTACGCCATCAACTATATCGAAGACCATCAAGTATCTGCCATACTCCTAGATATGGGCCTCGGTTGAGTAAGAGCGTAATAACATTGACGGCTCTGAATAACCTGCTTTTTGACCGATTCGAGGTGCATCGTGTTTTGGTGATTGCACCGTTGAGAGTGGCTCGGGACACATGGCCCGCTGAAGCAGATAAGTGGAATCACCTTCAGAACCTCATCTGCTCCGTTGCAGTAGGCACTGAAACAGAACGCCGTAGCGCTTTGATTCAACAAGCCGATATATATATCATCAATCGCGAGAATGTTCAGTGGCTGATCGAAGAAAGCAAACTCCCTTTCAACTTTGACACTCTCGTCGTCGATGAGCTCTCCTCTTTTAAGAATTATCAATCAAAACGCTTTCGAGCACTGATGAAAGTTAGGCCAAGAGTAAAACGCGTCATTGGCTTAACAGGAACACCATCGACCAATGGTCTCATGGACTTATGGGCTGAGTTTCGATTATTAGATATGGGTCAGCGACTTGGACGATTCATCGGTCACTACCGACTGGATTACTTTCAGCCAGATAAACGAAATGGCCACGTTATTTTCAACTACAAGCCTCTACCTGGAGCTGAGGAAAGAATCTATAACAAGATAGCCGATATCACCATCTCCATGAAATCTTCGAACCATCTCAAAATGCCGGAACTCGTAAGCAGCGAATATGCGGTTTATCTTTCAGAAAGTGAGAAACAGCGATATGAGGAGCTTAAGAACGATTTGATTTTGAAACTACCGAGTTGTGACATTACAGCAGCAAACGCTGCAGCGCTCACCGGGAAGCTTTGCCAGATGGCTAATGGTGCGATCTATAGCGATGATGGCCAAGTCTCCCCTATCCATGAGCGTAAGTTGGATGCCTTAGAGGATATGATCGAGGCCGCTGGAGGGAATCCGGTGCTGGTCGCTTATTGGTTCAAGCATGATCTATCTCGAATCACTCAGAGATTAGTGAAATTAGGTGTGTCCTTTGTTAAATTGGATTCCAACGATAGCATCAAGAAATGGAACAAGATCGAAGTGTCTGTTGCACTCATCCATCCCGCTTCTGCTGGACATGGTTTAAATCTACAAGGCGGTGGTTCTACGTTGATATGGTTTGGATTAACCTGGTCTTTAGAGTTGTATCAACAAACCATTGCGCGCTTGTGGCGGCAAGGGCAAAATGCAAAAACCGTTGTGGTGCAGCACATTGTTACCAAAGGAACCATCGATGAACGCATTTTAAAAGTGTTATCCAAAAAAGGTAGCACCCAATCAGCTTTAATTGAAGCGGTAAAAGCCGATTTGATGATCGGAGGAAATAAATGATAGAGAACTATGAAGAACTGGCTAATGCCATTGTTGTTCAAGCGGTAGTGGATTATCGCATAGCCAAAAAGAGGTTAGAAAAACACCCTCTTGATAAAATGCAAAGACACACACAACGAGAAGTGCTAAGATTCTTTCGTTCCGATTGGTTTGGTATATTGACGACCTTAGACCCGGAAGTTATAATCGAAAAGCTTGCAAAGGAGGGGGCTGAATGACAGCTAAGGAATATCTCGGCCAAGCCTATAGACTAGACCAACGAATTAACAGTAAGTTAGAGCAGGTTTCTTCCTTGAACGAACTGGCAAAGAAAGTGACCACTACTCTAACTGGTATGCCTAGAAATCCCAATCAAGCAACATCCATGATGGCAGATGCCATCGCCAAGATAATTGACCTTCAAGCTGAGATCAACGGGGATATCGATCGCTTAGTCGATTTGAAGCGACATATGGTGATGGTGATTAAAGCAGTAAACAATCCTGAGTATCAGACACTCCTTGAGCTTCGCTACTTGTGCTTCTATACTTGGGAGCAAATCGCTGTCGATATGGGTTATAATGTCCGCCATGTCTACCGAATCCATGACGAGGCAGTAGATTGTGTCGTGCTTCCGCAAACATGTCACTAAATGTCACTTGTTGTCATGGTGCCGGTTATGATACTATAAGATTAGGTAAATAGGATAAAACGACCGCCGAGAATAAAACCCTCTGGCGGTCGTTGTTATTTATGTTGAGTGAGGTGAGCCGATGCCCTATAAACCAAAGCGTCCCTGTGCTTACCCCGGCTGTAGCCGATTGGCAGAGAACGGACAATACTGTTCTGAACACTTGAAGGTAAGGAATAAGCAATACAACAAGTTTGAGCGAGACCCTGAGTCCAACAAAAGATATGGGCGTGCCTGGAAACGAATTCGTGACCGATACATTGAAGCTCACCCTTTGTGTGAAGAGTGTAAGAAAAACGGAATCTTGACTCCTGCTGAAGAGGTTCATCACATTAAACCACTCTCAAAAGGCGGTGGAAATGAGAAAAGCAACCTCAAGGCTTTATGCAAGTCTTGTCACTCACGAATCACAGCTGAGAGTGGTGACCGGTGGGGAAGGTTAAATCTGTAA